GGGGGGTGGTTGCCGGGCGTTACCGCGTTATGTGCCGGAGGCCAAAACCCCAGAACCACGAAAAATCACGAACCCGTCAACCTAAAAACTCAAAAAGCCCCCAAACCTGTGATCCTTCGCGGGCCGAATCTCCCGCCACCTTGACATGGCGCGGAGCCAAGGGCTAGAATGGGGGCAGTGTGTGGCCCCATAGGGATTCTCGGGTAGGCAATCCCTGACGATCCCATGGGAAAAGCCCCCATACACGTATGCGATGGCCCCCTTTGGGTGCTCCTTCGGGAGGCCATCGCATGCCCAGGAACGGAGCGCGGCGTGAGCACACCCAGATTCCCCGGCAGCCCTGCCCGGATTCCCACCTTTCGCGCGGGGGCACCCTCCACCCTGCCGGATGTTGTGCGCGGAGAGATTTGCAAAAGCGCGGGGAAGTATGCACGTGGCGCGCTGCTCTATGCTTTCGAGGCAATCGGGGGTGCCGATGCGCTGGCTGAGTGGGCTGATGAGAACAAGGGGGATTTCTACACCAAGATGTTCATCAAGCTGGTCCCGAAGGAGGTTGAGGTCGCGGACGTTCGGAGCCTGGATTCTCTGATGGACGCTCTTGACGGCGACTACGAGACAGTGGAGGATGAGAATCACGGCCTCCCTGGGGATTCCGAGGAGTCCCCATCCTTTCCCGCTTCCCCCCCTCTGGAGAAGCGGGGATTTTTTGATGCCAAAGGCAGCGGGAGTGCCCTTCCCTCCAAAGACGACGACCGATGAACGCGGCGCAGCAAGAGGCTGTCCGGCTGACGCCGGAAGAAGCACGGGTCGTGGAGCGGCTGCGGGATTACCGTGGTGATCTGAAATCCTACGCGGGGCAGTGCTTGCGGATCGTCTCGAAGGACTCCACACTGGTGCCGCTGGTTCTTAACCCGCCGCAGATGCTGGTTCATGCCAAGGTGGAGGCCCAACGGCAGGAGAAAGGCATGGTCCGGGTGATCGTGCTGAAAGGGCGAAAGCAGGGGGTGTCCACCTACATCGGAGCGCGATTCTACGCCCAGACGCGGCTGTGGCGCTACCGTAACGCCAAGGTCATGGCCCATGTGCAGGACTCGACGGATGCGCTGTTTGCGATGGTGCGGACGTTCTACGACAACGATCCTCTGCGACTGCGCGCAGACACTTCAAACGCCAAGCGTTTTGCTTTCTCGAACGGTTCGAGCTACACCGTGGCGACGGCGGGAGGGTCCGGGGAAGCAGGTCGGGGAGACACCCCCACTCTGGCCCACCTGAGCGAGGTGGCGTTTTACAAAAACGCCGAGAAAAACTTCGCGGGGTTCGCAAACTCGGTTCCGCTGGCACCCGGCACCGAGGTGTTCGTCGAGAGCACGGCAAACGGGATCGGAAACGAGTTTCATCGCCGCTGGATGCGCGCGGAAGCCGGGCTGAGCGACGGGGAGGGATCGGTTGGGGTGGCCTACGCCCCGATCTTCATTCCGTGGTTCCTGTCGCAGGAGTATCGAATGCCGGTGGAGCCGGGGTTCAGTTTGCGCGGTGAAGCCGAAGGGGATGGGCTGCCATCCGAGCGCGAGATCGCCGAGATGTTCGGATTGGACATGCCACAAATGGCGTGGCGAAGGTTCATGGCCCATGAGCAGCTCGGGTCGGTTGAGGTGTTCATGCGGGAGTATCCGTGCTCACCGTCGGAGGCATTCCGCAGCACCGGCACGGACCTGTTCATCGCGCCCTTGCTGGTGATGCGGGCGCGCAGTCATCAGGACATCCTGCCGCAGGGGCCGAGAATCCTCGGGGTGGACCCGGCAGGGCAGGGTGGCGACCGGTTCTGCATGGCCCTGCGGCAAGGTAACGTGCTGCTGTGGTATCGCAGCCGGGTCGGGGTTGATCCCGGAGAGGCGATTCATTGGGTTGCCGCCGTGGCGGGTGACGAGAAGGCGGATCGGGTCTGCATCGACAATGGTGGCGGCTGGGGCGCGTCCCTGCTGTCGGGTATCAGGACGCATTACCCGCAGTTGGCGGACAGGTGCTACCCGGTAGACTTCGGCGGGCGGAGCCAGTTCAAGGCGGCAAGACCGCATATGCCGGGGCCAAAAAACCGCAGGGCCGAGATGTATATGCGCCTGCGGGACTGGTTCGGGATGGATGAGGGCGTGAGCATCCCGGACGACGATGAGCTACAGAGCGATCTGGGAGCGATCACGGCGGTCATGGGCGGGCAGAGCACCGATACGGTCATCGCGTCAAAAGCCGAGATTCGCAGGGTCTTGCGCCGGTCCTGCGACGTGAGCGACGCGGTTGCCCTGACTTTTGCCTTCCCCGACCGGGTTGTGGAGACAGCAGAAACGCAGACTTCCAGCGCGTGGATCACCCCGCCCGACGCATTCCGGCCTGTGGGGGACTATGGTGGTTCCACTGGATGGGATTCCGGCGGCGGCTGGATGGTTTGAAGTTCGGTATTTTCGTGCTATGAGTCGGCTGGCGGGAGATGGGTATGGCCACGGTTTCAAAAAAGCAGAGTTCCAGAGTCGGAAAACGCTTTGCTGTCGGATATTCCTCCGAGAGCAAGTTTCTTTCCGACACGCGGCAGCTTTACGATCTGGACGTGCAGTCGGACCTGCATAACATCGAGCCTGCGCGGCAGGACATCCAGTTTGTGATCGGCGATCAGTGGGAGATCAACGCGCGGCTGCGGCGCGAGAGGCTGAAAAAGCCGGTGCTCACGATAAACCGGCTGCCTGCCTTTGTGGCGCAGTATATCGGGGCATGGTTGCAGAGCGACACGACCATCAAGGTGCTGCCCGCGCATGGTGGGAGCCGCGAGATCGCTGAAATCCGGCAGGGGCTTATCCGGTCGATCACCCGGCAAAGAACGGCCAAGCAGGCCCTGCACAAGGCCATGGAGACGGCCTACATCTGCGGGGTTGGAAACTTCGCGGTAGGCTTGCGGGACGCAACGGACGACATTTTCGCCCGCGACATCGTGTTTGAGTCTCTCGATGATCCGTTCGCCGTGATCTGGGACCGGGCGTCGCGCGATCCGACCGGCGAGGACGCACAGCATTGCTTCGTCATGCAGTATATGACCAAGGACGACTACCACAAGGCGTGGCCCAAGGCCGGGGAGAACGACACCGGGTGGGTTTCGGACAATTCCGAGTTGTCGAGCATGATCAGTAACGGCTGGGAGATCGACGACATGGTTCGGGTCTGCACGTTCTGGCAGATGCGCGAAGAGCCAATTACTCTGGGGGTGGAGGTTGATACCGGCGACGTGATCGACCTGTCTGGCATGACCGAGGCCGAGATCACAGCCAACGTGGCGACGGACCAGAGCGGGCAGCCGATGATCCGGGAGACGATGCACCGCTATGCCGAGGCCTATGTGCTGTCGGCAAGCCGGGTTCTGGAAGGACCGATCCGGCTCGACATTCCCCGGCTTCCGGTGTTCCGGGTCGAGGGATGGACCTTGCAGGAGGCCGGGACGCGGTATCGCTGGGGCTTCGTGCGAAACGCCAAGGACCCGCAGCGTCTGCACAACTACTGGCGGTCCATCGTGGCCGAGCAGCTTATGGCGGCTCCCCGCGCAAGATGGCTGGTGGACACGGCGGCGCTCAAGGCCGGGGCGGTTGATCAGTTCCGAAACGCACACTTGTCTGCCGATCCGGTGTTGACCTGGGATTCTCAGGCCGGGGGCGGCAAGCCGGAGCTTATTCCCCCGCCCCTGCTCAACACCGCTGTTCTGACCGAGGCGGGTCTTGCGGTGCAGGACTTGAAAGACGTGACAAACAAGCACGAGGCGTCTCTCGGGCAATCGTCAAACGAGGTTTCCGGGAAAGCGATTTCGGCGCGTCAGCGCGTGTCCGAGCTTGGGGACATGATCTACATCAACAACATGAACGCGGCACTGTCGGAGGCTGGCAGGGTGATCAACGAGTTGATCCCGGTGGTCTATGACGTTCCCCGGACCATCAAGGTCATGGGGGCGGACGATGCCGAGTCGCTCAAGGAGATAAACGGTATCATGGGGGATGCCACCCCGGATATCACCGTCGGGAAATATTCCGTGACCTACACGACAGGGCCGTCCTACCTGACCAAGCGGCAGGAGGCGGTGGACGTTCTGTTGACCTTGATGAACACCATGCCATCGGCGGCGAGCGTGTTCCCCGACATTCTCTTGCGGAACATGGACATTCCCGGCGCGGACGAGATCGAAGAGCGCTTCGCGACGCTGCTGCCGCCGGGGTTGGTAAACCCGGACAAGCTGCCCGCCAGCCGTCGCGAGGCGGTGCTGCAAAAAGCGCAGGCGCAGGCGCAGGCCGGACAGTTGAAGGAAAAGTTGCAGCAGGCCGCTGCCATGCTGGAGATGGAGAAACTCCGGGCCGAAACTGCCGAGATCAAGGCGCGCACCGCGCGCTTCATCGAGCAGGCGCGGCTCGCGGGCAGTCAGGTCGGCGTGGACGCCGCAAAGGTCGAAGTCGCAGCCAGCAAGGTCGTGGTCAATGCCGCGCAGGTCGGCGTTAACATGACAAAGGTGGAGCAGTCAGCCTTTGCGGCGGGCCTCGGGCTGGCGACCAGCAACCACGAGGCAGGGCTGGGTCTGGGGGTAGGGTTGCCGCCTTCGGATGGAAACGGCGAAGATGCCAACGACAAGGGCTTCGCGACGGGACTCTCGAAAGCGCTTTCCAGCTTGCCGCAGGCTCCCGATGTGGTTCCGCCTCAGACTTCTTCCCCTGGGATACCCCCAGAGGCTTCGGGAGCGCCCCCGCAGCCGCTCGAGGCGCTCCAACAGCCCCAACAGTCGCCCGAAGACCTCGGAGTGTCTCAGCAGCCGTCTGACGGGCTGCCAGAAGCACCGGCCCCCCAAATTTCCTGACAAGAGCAGAGCGGAGAGATCAAATGTCTGACGAGGACGCAACTTTCACCAAAGAAGAAAACACTGGCGCAGGCGAAGATCAGGACACGGGCGGGGATCAGGCCGAAGGCGCGGATCAGGTCGAAGGCGCGGATCAGGTCGAAGGCGCGGATCAGGTCGAAGGCGCGGATCAGGTCGAAGGCGCGGATCAGGCCGAAGAAGCTGATTCACCGAAGAAGCCGGTTTCCGAGGCCCAGAAACGGATCGAGGAGCTTGCGCAGCGGGCAAGAAAGATCGAAGCAGAGCGCTATGCTCTGGAGTTGAAAACCCAGGAACTGGAAACAAAACTCGCTGCGTTTTCGCAAGGGGCGCAAGCCGTTCAGGCTCCCAACCCTGATGCGTTCGCTTTCGGCGACAGCGATCCCGAGTATGTCCGGCAGGCCATTGCCTACGGGGTGCAGCAGGAAACGGCGCGGATTCAGCAGGAAGCCGAGGTTCGACAAACCACGGAGCATTTCAGGAAACGTCTCGACGAGGTTCTTGCCAGCGGTGAGAAGAAATACCCCGGCTTCACGCGAATGACGCAAGAGACGCACTACCCCCCCGAGTTGGCGCGGCAAGTGGTGGAATCGGACAGCGCTGTTGACATTGCGTATTTTCTGGGAAACAATATCGACGAGTTGCGCAAGCTGTCCGGTGCCAATCCTGCCACGCAGGCGAGGATGATCGGGAGGCTTGAAGAGCGCTTTTCGGCTGCTTCTGCCGCGAAGAAGAGAAGGACCAGCGCCCCGGCGGCATTGGGAACCTCTCAGGCTCCTGCCAAATCCGGGGATGAAGCGAAATATGGCCCGTCGAATCTGGATGATTTTGACGCGGTTTTCTTTGGCAGGAAGTAGAAAATGGCAATCGTCGCAGCGCAAGCGCGCATGATCCTGAACACGTTCATGTTGCATATCCGGGACAACATGGTCTCGTCCAATCTCGTGTCCTGGAACGTCCACACCCAGGCGATGAACGACCGCAACGGCCTCATCGTGTCGCAGCAGGTGCCGCCGTCCTTCGTGGTCGTCGAAACGGTCGGTGGGGTCAAAGACCTGTCCGCCGGGGCGCAAGACGTTGTGTTCGGGGCACAGACCTTCACGCTCAACCGCACGTTCAACGTCGCGTTCAGTGCCACCGACATCGAGTCGGTCGTCAGCATGCAGGAAGCGCGCCGGTCGAAGGCCCTGCGGGCAGCAGCGGAATCCATGGCCTCGAAACTGGACAACCACATCATGGGGGTGGCTTCGAGAGCGTTTCCGCTCATCACCGGGACGGCGGGGGCCGGGGTCACGACTCCGCAGGCGTTTGACGCGGCGCGGACCCGGCTGGCGGAGGCGTCTCTGGAATCGGATGCCCGGCTTTCCGGTGTTCTCACTCACGCCGATGCCACGTCGCTGAACCAGTTCATCTACAACAACAACGCGTCCATGTCTACCGAAGGCGCGCGCGCCATGGCCGTCGGCTATGGCGGTATGCTCGGCGGCGTCCCGATCAAGAAAACCAACACTCTCGGGATCATCACCACCGGGACGCGGGGCGCGGGAACGGTCGCGGGCGCGGCGCAGAACGTCAACTATTCGGCGGCGGCGGATGCCGGATCGAACGCGGGCTACTACCTGACCCAGACTCTGAACATCGCGGGGATCGGCGCTGCGGCGACGGTCAAGGCTGGCGAAATCCTGAGTATCGCGGGCGTGACGGCCTACAACCCCAACCTCGAAAGGGTCCGGCCCTACACCCAGCAGTTTACCGTGATCGAGGATGCAGTGGCCGATGGCGCAGGTGCCGCGACGATCCGCATCTATCCGGCGATCATCGTTGCCGTCCCGGGGTCAGCCACCGGGGCGAACGCAGTCAACACCGCCCATGCGACGGTCGATGCTGCCCCGGCCAACGGGGCTGCCGTGACGTTCTACGGGAACGCTTCGACGGCCTATACCCCGCGCCTGATCTTCCGCGACGACGCTATTATGGTACATTCGGTCCCTCTATCGAATGTCTACACCGGGCAGGCTTTCCCTCGACCTCTGGCGGACGTGCAACGCGACAATGTGGTTCCGCTGGCCCCCCGGTTGTGGCTCTACTCTGACCCGGATACCGGGATACACACCGCCCGCATGGATGTGTTCGTCGAGGCGCAGCCTGCGGATCGGGCCTTGGGCGTCCGGTTCTTCGGGGCGTGATCCCCAACTGCGGGCGGCTTCTGGAAACGACGCCGCCCGCGTCATTCTGCCAAAAGGAGCAGCACCTTGGCTTACCAGGAATATCCCCGCATGATCTATGGTGCCGATGGCGAGACGCGCATCATCTCCTGCAAGGAGGAATGGCCGAAGGGGTTCTTTGCCGCGCCCGGCGAGGTTCCGGTGCCCAAGGCAAAGCGCGCGGAGGATCGGAAAGCGGAGACTGCCGCTACGACCGCCGACAAGCAAAAAAGACAGCGCACCGAGGTTGTGGATTTTCTTGACCGGCACAATGTCGCGTATTCCCCCGATCTCACGCTGGGGCAACTCGATGAACTGGCGGCGCAGTTGCGCGCCCATCTGGCCGGGAAAAGCGCGCAATGACAACGGCTGGTGAAATTGTCGTTCTGGCTTACCGGGAAGCCAATTTCAAAGGCACTGTCGATGCCCTTTCCACCGAAGAGCAGAGCGAAGGGCTCACGCTGCTGAAATCCATTGTGGACAGTTTTTTCGGGCTTGTGGTCGGGACACGCGCGGCGGCATGGCATGTCCCTTCATTGAGCCTGTTTCCGGGGTCCGCGCCGACAGGCTACCCGGTGCGGCAAAGCGAAATGCTTCGTTCTGGCAATCCCAACGATGCCTGCCCTCCGCCGAACGTGCGGCTTCTGATGCGCAACGAAACTACCGAAACTCTGTATCTGCCGTTCCCCGCCGAAGATGGCGCGATGATCGAGTATGTCGATGCGGGGCATGTCGCCGATGTGGTTCTCAATGGCAATGGTTCTCTGTTCGGGCTGTCGGGGTCCGTGGAAGAGGTCGCGATCACGCCGCTCTTTCCGGCTGGAAGAAACACTCCCCGGCGCTGGGTGTATCGCGGGGATTACGCCTCGTGGTTGGAGATTTCCGATCTTTCCGCGTCGAGCTTGCTGCCTTTTCCGGGCATGTTCGATGATTACTTCGTGACCGCTCTGGCGATCCGGCTTTCCCCGCGCTTCGGGGCGGAGCCGCGCAAGGTGACGATCTTCCGGGCACAGCAGATGGAGGTCTTCATCCGTGCGCAGTATGCCCAGACTCGCGAGCAGATCACGGGTAACGGGGGAATGTCCTCGCTCCAAGCTTACGGGCCAGTCGGGGTTTCTGATGGTGGCGAGACCTTCGTATGAGCCGAAAACCCGTAGAATATCCCCGCGTTGTCTATGGCCCCTACGGGGCGTCCATGGTCATCCAGCGCGCCGAGGACTGGCCCGAAGGCTGGCGCGCGCTTCCCGGAGTTGCTGCGCCGCCGCATTCGGCAACACGCCATGCAGCGTTGCCACGCGCTGAATTGAAGCGGCGGTTGCGGGCGGCGGGTCTTTCGTTCGACGAAAACGCAGCGGACACCGCGCTCGAGAAGAGGCTTGCGGATGGCTAACGTCCCGCTGTCCTTTGCAACCTCGGAACGCGAATTCGCCGGACTTCCGCCGATAGTTCTAAAAAATCGTTTTGGGGAGCAGAATCTGGCGCAAACCGATAACTCGGCTTTGCTGGCGCGCCCCGGAACAGATCTGGTCAGAAGTTTCGGGACCGGGCCGATCCGGGCGATCTACTCGCTTCCCGGCTTGTTCGGCGGTGCAGTTTTCGTGGTTTCCGGGGACGCCCTGTATCGCATGGAGCCAGACGGTTCCGTTGTCGGGGTTGGCGGAACGATTCGGGGTTCCGGGGATGTCGGTCTTGCGGGAGTCGGCGGCGCGGGATTCGAGCGGCTGTTTCTGGCGGATGGCGTTCTTTTGCAGGTTTACCAGGGTGGGGCACACGCTTTTGGTGTGCTGACGGCCTCGATGAACGTGTCGGCGGGGATCACGATCAGCGTAGGCGGTGTTTACTACCGCTGGGATAACACGACAGAAGGCGGGAGCGGGACAGAAGCGGACCCGTGGAGGGTCTTGGTCGGCTACAACCTTGCCGAGTCGCTGTCGAACATGGTAAAAGCTATCAACTTCACTTGAGAGTTTGCAGGAGGATGAGCGGATGACCATGCAGTTTTCTGCCGATGTGCGAAACGCCGCGCTGGATCAGGTGGAGGTCATTACGGGGGCTTCACCGATTTTGCAGATTCGCACCGGCTCTGTTCCGGCCAACACCGCAGCGGCGGACACCGGAACGGTTCTCGCCGTTATGACCCTTCCCGCAGACTGGCTTACGGCTGCTTCCGGGGGAGCCAAGAACAAGAACGGAACATGGTCAGATACGTCGGCTGATGCGTCCGGCACGGCGGGCCACTTCCGTATCAAGAACGCTGCGGGGACGGTGACACATATCCAAGGGACGATCACGGTATCTGGCGGGGGCGGGGACATGACGGTTTCGAGCCTCGCTCTGACCGAGGCACTTCCCGTTGACATCACGTCGTTCGTTCTCAGCATTTCCGGGGCCTGACGAAGGGAGGTTCGCGCCATGGCCGAGTCTCTTGATTTGCGGGGATCGGGGTCGTTCGGCCAAGGGGTGGCTGCCGCTGTGGCCGGTGGCCTCGAGTTCGCGTTGTCCGCCACCGCAGGTCAGCCGGTAGTCGCGCAAGGCGAAGGGTTTCTGGTGTTCGGGTCTGTCCCGGCTCCCATTACCGGTCCAGTCTACAGTCCGACCCTCGGGGGGCCTCACCCCGCCGTGACCGCCTCTTTCGACGCCGAAGCAGGGACCATGACGGTGACGGCGCGCACTGATCTGGCGGCCGGGAACGCCATTGAAGTAACCTCGTCGTCTTCCAATGTCACGTGGGATGGCACAACACTGCACGGCGGCGGCGCGCACGGCATTACCGGGATCGAAGTGCCAGACGGGCTGCCCCCGGTGTCTGTGGCGGTGCTCAAGAGTCACGTTATGATCGGGATCGGGAAGTCCGACCGGTTCTACTGGTTGCAGCCCGGATCGCTGGAAATTGATCCTCTGGACTTCGCGACGGCAGAAAGCCAACCGGATGATGTGATTTCCGTCATCACGTCCGGGGACAACGCATGGTTCGTCGGCGAAGGGTCCACCGAGGTCTGGTATGCCACAGGAAACTCGAGCACCCCTTTTGCTCCCGTCGGCGGGCGAGTGTTCGATCAGGGAGCGATTGCCGGGACCGTGGTCAATATTCAGGGCATCGTGTTTCTTGTCGGGCGGGATCACATGGTCTATGCTGTCGGTGGGAGTGCCCAGCGCATTTCAAATCACGGCGTTGAAGAAGAAATCAGGAAAGCCCTGGGGGTGTCGGTATGAGCCTGCTTTACGCTTGCAGTTTCGACCATTACGGGCCTGCTGCCCCCACAGCCCCGGTAAACGACATCTGGCATATCGGGACCGATCTTCTGCTTGGAGACGGGTGGTCCTTTCTTCCGACAAACTCGGCTTTCATTGCTTCGATTTACGGGTCTTACTCCATCGGGGCTCCGGCATGGGGCGCGCGGGCTGGGGACTACGCGCTGATTGTTGATTCTGCGGATTTTTTCGTTGGCGGGAGTCGCACCCGGCTCGGAACGGAATCCCTGCGCCTGCCTTTCCCCGGAGCGTCACAGACTACCCGGCTGATCCACTTCGCCTTCTCGGTTTCTCAACTTCCCGCCTTTCCATCCATGACCGGGTTCATCTGCGACTTCCTGTCCTCGGCAGGGACCATCAGGGGGACGTTGATGGTCGATGCCAG